ACGGCGGCATGCCGGTGGATCCCGCGCTCGCCGGCCTGGGACCGATCAGCAACGGCGCGACTCCCGGTGCCCCGCCGATCCTGCACATGAAGCCGGGCACTCTGCAGGAGCTGCCCGAGGGCAAGGACGTGAAGTTCGCGTCGCCTCAGTCGAGCGGTGGCCTCGAGGTCTTCGCCCGCGAAACGCTGCGCGCGATCGCGACCGGCGTCGGCGTGCCCTACGAGCTGATGACCGGCGACCTGTCGGACGTGAACTACACGTCGTTCCGCGCCGGCACACTCCAGTTCCGCGACCAAGTCGAGATGCACCAGTGGCTGGTGCTGATCCCGCAGTTCTGCCTGCCCGTCGTCATGCTGTGGACCTTCCTCGGCTACCTCAAGGGCAAGTGGGACGTGATGGCTCCCGAGGGCATGGACTGGGGCCTGCCCGAGATGGCGTCGGTCGATCCCGTCAAGGACGCCACCTCGCAGGAGATGCTGCTCAAGGCCGGCGTGAAGGACCTGCAGCGGATCTACGCCGATCGCGGCGAGGACTGGCGCAAGGGCCTCGATTCCATCGCCGAGGTGGACGCCTACGCGAAGAGCATCGGCCTCGAGGGCTTCGCTCCGGCCGGCTTTGGCGCGCCGAAGGTCGCCGCCGCACGGGAAGATTCGGCTGCGGTAAACTCTGATGCATCGAGCGAGACGGGCGACGAGCAGACTCCGCGCCAGTCTCGCCAGACGAAGAAGAGGCAGGCCAAGTGACCACGATCACGCGATCTCAGCAGCTGGCGACGACGGCCATCGGCATCATCGGCATGGGCAAGGTATCGTCCGTGTCGACCGTCGATCCGACCTCGGCCGAGTTCAAGCGCGCCACCGCCCGCTTCATGGGTGACGATCCGGTCTTCACCCGTGCCATCGAGGCCGAGGATGCCGCCGTCGGCATTGAGACGACCAACATGGAGGTGAAGGACGGCGAGGCGTTCAAGTTCGACGCCGTCGCCAGTGTCGGCTCCGAGCGGATCGTCTTCCACCCGCGTGAGCGTTGCCTCGTCCGCGAGGTGATGAACATCCAGCCGGACACGGTCGACCTGTCCGTCGTCAACGCGCAGAAGGGCGTGCCCTTCTACCGCGAACACATCCATTCCGACTTCTACCAGCTCGGCCGTGTCGATCGGTTCGAGGTGGAAGCCGGCAGGATCGTCGCGCGCGACATTCGCCTGTCCCGCCGGGAAGACGTGAAGGGCTATCGCCAGGACGTCGCCGACGGGATCATGCGAGGCGTGTCGCTCGGCTACAAGCACTTGGCGTACACGATGGAGGAGCCGGTCCAGGCCGGCGACTTCCCGATCTGCCGGGTCAACAAGATCCTGATCGTCGAGCTGTCCTCCACCTCGATGCCCGCCGACATCTACTGCGGCATCATCGAGGCGAGCATCCGCTCGGCCTACCCGAACGACGACGCGCCCGACGCCGTCATCGCCACCCGCTCGGCGTCCGCCGACGGCACTCCCGCCAATCGTGCGGACACCACCAACCAGGGGAACCTGACCATGACCACGACTGCCTCGGCGTCGACCGACGCCACCACGGCCGCTCCCGCCGCCGGCACCGATGTTCTGACCCGCTCGGACACGCCGATCGCGCAGCCGAACGCCGTCATCACCAACGCGAACACGTTCGATCCGGTCGCCTTCGCGACCCGTTCGGCGGAGCTGGTCACGATCGCTCGTCAGGCAAACCTCGCCGACGACGTGCTGACGCGCGCGATCTCGGATCCGTCGATCACGGCCGACATGTTCCGCAGCCAGGCGTTCGCCGCCATCGTGGCCCGCCAGACGCCCGGCATCACCGCCAGCAACGACGTCGCGACGCGCGGCAACCGTCGCCAGGCGATGATCGACGCGATCGTCTGCCGCACCACGGGCACCGCGCCGACCGGCCTCGCCACGGAGTACGTGCGCCACTCGATCGCCGACATGGCGCACGAGAGCCTCGTCGCGGCGGGTCACACCCTGCACCGCAACGACCACGACGAGATCTTCGTCCGCACGTTCCTCAACACCAGCGACTTCGGCGATGCGATGCTCGTCGCGGCCCGCACGATGCTCACCACGATCGGTGCCCAGCGCGAGCTGGAATACACCCGCGTTGCCAAGCGTCGGGACTTCTCCAACTTTCTGCCCAACAAGCTGATCGACGTGGACTCCTATCCGCGCCTGAAGCTGCTGAAGGAGGGCGGCGAGATCCAGGCCGGCACGTTCGGCACCGGCTCGAGCACCGCGCTGCTGCGCACCTTCGCGCGGTCGATCCGCGTGACTCGCCAGGCGATGGTGAACGACGGCCTCGGCATCTTCACCGAGGTGATGGACTCGATGGGTCGCGTGATCCCCGAGCAGCAGAACGACATCGTCTTCGCCGCGATGATGATCGAGGCGATGAAGGTGGCTCAGGGCGAGACGTCCGACCTGTTCATCCCGGGCGTGAACCTGCTGCCGCAGGGCGCGAACAACCACGCCGCCGAGCTGAACGACGAGAACCTCGACAAGGCGATCACCCTGATGGGCGAGCGCAAGCGCCGGGACGGCTCGTTCACCTGGGTCAAGCCGAAGTTTCTGGTGACCGGCTTCGCCAACCGCGCGAAGGCGCGCCGCCTGACGACCGCGATCGTCGCGAACGTCACCGGCGATGTGAACCTGCACACGGACCTGGTGCCGGTGCTGGATCCCTCGCTGAAGGGCAACAGCTGGGCGCTCCTGTCCGACCCGCAGTCGGGCACGGCCGCGCTCTCCTACGGCGGGCTGACCGGGCAGAACGGCCCGCAGGTTCGCCCCTGGAAGACGGTGGACGACTACGACGCGGTCGCGTCGGCGGTCATCCTCGACTTCCACGGCACGGCGGGCAGCTCGCACGGCGTCGCAGGGTCGCTCGACCTCGCGGCCTACGCCGCCGCCGAGGACTGATCTTCGAACGGGGGCCGGGAAACCGGCCCCCAACCGCCCGCGATCCGGACCGGACGGGCGTGACACCAGCAAGGGACCGACGACCATGCGCAGCTACGACACCCCGGGCGTCAACATCACGCTCGACATCCCCGAGGCCGACTGGGCGAAGTATTCGTCCGCCGACCTCAACGTCCAGATCGGCGACTTCGTCGGCATCACCGACGGGCCCGTCGACCGCACCGACGGCAAGCTCGTTCTGGCGGTGGAGCGCGTCTTCAACCGCACCGTGACCAGCGCCGCCGCTGCGAAGATCGGCGCGAAGGTCTACCTGAAGGCCGACGGCACGCTGTCGACCACCCAGGCGGACGGCGTCCTCTTCGGTCGCACCCTCGACGCGATCGCCGCCGGCGCGACCGCCACGGTCCGCGTCAAGCTGATCGGCTGACGCCCACGGGGCCGGTTCTTGCCGGCCCCGTCCACTCCTTCACGCGAGGACGCGATGCAGAGCTACGCCAGCCCCGGACGGGTCATCACCGTCACCAACTCCGGTCCCGATGCCGTCGCGGTGCGCGCGGATCAGCCATATCGCCTCGGCAACCTCATTGGCGTGACTGAAGGTCCGGCTGGCGTCGGCGACGGCCTGCTTAACCTGAACCTCTGCGTCGAGGGCGTCTTCGAGCAGATGGTCGACCTCGCCGACGGCGTGGAAGCGGCCGAAGCCGGCACCCCGGTCCTGATGAACGTCGCGACCTTCGCGCTCGTCGCCGGCCTGACAGACGCGACCGATCACGTCCACTTCGGTGTGCTGGCCGAGCGCATGACGCGTCGCCGCGTCGTGCTGGTGAAGCTGATGCCGGCGGCGGCTGCCGCGCCCGCGACGGGCGGTGGCGATGGCGGTGAGGGCGGAACGCCGGGCGCTCCCGACTACCTGGACGCACCCTGCATCGCGGACAGCGGTGCCGTCGCCGTCACCCCGAACGGTACCATCTTCACCGTGCCCTTCTACGAGGTCGTGAAGGCGCAGGGTCGCGACTGTCACGTCGTCGCTCCGTCCGGTCCGAACCTGCCTACGCTGTATTTCGAGGCGGAGAAGTCCGGCTGGTTCGAATTCGCTATCCGCATGGCCGTCGGCGCGAGCGAGCCGCCGCCGAGCACCGGCATCCGGTTCGGCGTGCTCCTTTCGAAATACAATCAGTCCGGCAACTACGACACCGAGTATCCGGGCGAGCAGCAGGTGATCGACGACAGAGGCTTCATGAGCTGGTCTTCGACGTTCCAGCGCATCTACGTGCAGCCGAACGCGATCACGCATCTGAACGCTAACGACCGCGTCGCGATCCGCATGTATCGCGCCAACCCCGACCTCGAAATCGGTGGCTTCGATCCGGGGGGCGTGTCGTTCCAGTATCTGACCGTCATGATGAGGAGGGTCGCATGAGCGCCGATGATGACACCCGCGTGCTCGACATCGAGCAGGTCGGCAGCAGCGTGTTGCACAAGACCGACGGCACGGTGATCGCCGAGGGCGTGGGCTCGTTCGCCGAACCGGGTCGTGGCCAGCGTCTCTCCTTCGTCCGGCCCGGCGGCGTGCTGGTGCGCGACGTGGATGGCGTCCGCAGGGCGCTGCCCTGGGCGAACGACTACATGCCGACGTTCGCGGAGCTGATGGGTCGCTGACATGTCGATATGGGACGACATGACGGCGATCTGCTTTCAGACGCTCAGCGACGAGGCGCTCTACACGATCGCCGCGACCGGCGAGACACGCGCTGTCACCGTCATCCCGATCGACAGTGCGAACACCTGGCAGTCGAAGCGCGGCGACGCCCAGGTGACCGGGACGAAGGTCGAGGCGCAGCTCTACGCCTCCGACTTCCCGGCAGGTTGGCAGGGGCCCGGCATCGACGCGAACGGCAAGCCGGCGGACGTGCTCGCGATGAACGGCCGGCGTTACCGCGTGAAGCTGGTTCGCGAGGAGCTCAACGGCGTCTGGGTGACCGAGTTGGAGATCACCAGGCGGTGATCTTCCCGTCCGGATAGACGCGCATCACGTAGCCGCGTCCTTCCGGCCGACGAACGAAGACCTTGCCCGGGTTAGCCTTCTCCCAAGCCAGTGCTTCGTCGAACGTCTTGAACCGGTGCTCCTGATGGTCCGACGAACCGGAAGCGCCGAACACCCGGCTGAAGTCGATGGGTGCCGGCGGCTGGTAGTCGGACCGTTGCTGCACAGGCCGCGACCGTCGCGCATTGTCCCGCGCTTCCATCCTGTTCGAATGGTTGATGCTGGAGATCAAGCTCTCGGCCGAATAGCCAGCGCCGAAGTTGTCCTCCCAATCGCTCATCCGGTCATCCTGCCTTCGTCCATCACACTCTGATCCTACGGCATCACCGCACTTCGGCAAGTCTCGCCACGCCGCACGGGAAGATTCGCCTCCGGTAGAATGCTCCCATGCACATCAGACGGCAGCTTCGGAACGCGATCGTGGAAACCCTGCAGGGGATCGCCGACGCGCGCGTGCTCACCACGCACCGGCTGTCCGTCGCGACCGCGCTGGCCGCGCAGGGGCACCAGGCGATCATGGTCTATCCGATCGCCGACCTCGAACCGCAGCGCCTGAACAACGCGATCCAGGGCGCTCGCCCGATCCATCGCGGCTTCGCGTTCGGCGTCGCGCTGATCGTCGGCGACGAGGATGCCGACGACGGCCTACTCGACGAGCTGTCGGTCGAGGTCGAGCGCCTGCTGCTCGCCGACGACGGTCCGATCCGCCGCATCGCCACGCGCGACGTGAGCCTGGCGGGGGCCGAGGTGAGCATCATCGAGGGCGAGCACCCCGCCGTCGCCCTTCCGTACGTGATCGAGCTGGTCGTCCCGATGATCGAGGGCGTGCCGGACCGCAAAGGCTGAAAGGAGCCAAACCATGAGCGCGTTCAACCTCGACCCCAAGACGATGGACGAAGTCGTCCAGGGTCGCGCCGTCCTGGCGTTCGTTCTCAACCGCGGCACGCCGCAGGAAGAGGAAATCCACGCGGGCATCGTCACCGTCGCCAACATCGAGGGCACCGACGAGCCCACCGAGGTCTGGTCGCCGAACGGCGACAGTCGCGTGAAAGCTGGTGAGCTGCCCGGCGAAAAGAGCTTCACCTTCACCTACACCACCCAGTCGATCACGCCGGACGTCCGCGTCCTGTCGGTCATGGGCCTGAAGCGCGAAGGCGGTCTGCCCGCGATCGCCGACTGGTCCAAGGATATCTCCAAGCCGGTCGCAGGTCGCCGGGTCGATCTCGGTCGGCCGATCCCCGATGCTGCCGTCGCAGGCATGGTCAAGGGTGAGAACTTCGATCTGATCGAGAACGACGAGGTCATTCTTTTCAAGGTCGTGCCCGCGAACGCTCCCGCCACGGTGAAGATCACCGGCACCGCTGCAGCGATCCCGGGCGCCATCATCGCGGAGATGGGCCGCTCGCCGACCCGCAAGGTGTCGATGGTGCTTCGCTCCTTCGAAACCGACAAGCGTCCGTATCGCATCGAGATGCCACTGGGCCTCCAGCGGATCTCGGGCGAGTTCGGCCTGATCGGCGAGAACGACGCCGTCGAGGCCGAGATCGAGGTCGAACTGCTCGCCGACCAGACCGGCAGCTTCGGCAAGCTCACCGTCTACCCGGCCAAGGCCGCAGCCTGATCACCCGTGAGCGACAGCGCCCGGTCGGCTTCGGTCGGCCGGGCCATCGCTCCAGCAAGGAACCGACCGACATGCCGGCCACCACGACCCCCGTCTCCATCCTCGACCTCGCCACGCCGGTCCACACCGTCGAGATCCAGGGTGCCAACCTCCGTATCGTCAAGCTCGGTCCGTCGAAGATGGTGCCGCTGCTCAAGCGTTTCCCCGAGATGCGCCAGATCGAGAAGCTGCAATTCGCGGCGAATGACACGATCGCGCTCGATGACATCGACGACGAGAAGCTGGAGAAGCTCGACAAGCTAGTCGCATTCAATAACGCGATGACGGCCGCTGCCTTGGGCCACCTCAACGATCTCGATATCGAGGCGATGGTGGACGAGAAGTTCAGCGACGACGAGAAGATCCGCATCATCACCGCCGCGCAGGAGCTGGCGACGGCCGCGCCTGCCGAGGGTTTTTCGAAGCGCTCGGCCTGACCCTGCCCAAGGCCGGGCGCAGCAAGGGCAAGGCTCGCTCGGCCGCCGGTGAGGAACTGACCCCGCTGGCGATCGCGATCGGCTGGGCGATCGAGCTCCGCATGCACGGCGTCCGTGGTCCCGATCCGATGGACATGAGCTTCGCGGAGATCTGGACGCACTGGCGCGCCCTCCGTGGCGTCCAAGCGCAACAGGTCGTCGTCGACGCCGGCACCGGCCGGATGGCCCAAGCCGACGCCAAGCACTTCAAGCAGTTCCTCAAGGAGAGGGGGCATGGCTAAGACGCCTGACATCGCCGTTCGCGTCCGCGCCGACGGCGTCACCCGCACCATTGCCACCTTCAAAGCGATGCAGGCCAGCGTCGCCCGCTCACTCGCCCTGATCTCGAAGGCTGCGCAGACGGCGCAGTCGTCGCTAGACACTTTGTCGAAGCCGATCCGCATCACCGTGCGCGGGCTGCGCGACGTGTCGCGTACGGCGGTCGGCCTTGCGACCCTGGCGGCGGCACTGGCCGGCATCGAGGGGTCAAAGGATCTGGACGCCGGCGCTGCCGTGAAGTCGATGCAGGCAGGCCTCAAGGTCGCGGTCGATCGCACCGCCGAGCTGCAGGACAAGATCGCCGCCGTCCGCAAGGAGCTGGACGCCGTCGGAACGCGCGGCGACTTCGGCGGCGTGCGCGCCCGCCTGTGGGCGTTGGAGGACGAGCTCGCCAACAATCGCGACGTCGACAAGGTCGTGCAGCAGCAGTGGCAGGAACTGGTCGCCACGGCGAACGCGCTCGGTGTCGAGGTCGCCAGCATCGGTCCCGCCTTCGTCGGCCTGGCCAACGCGACCAAGGGCACCGCCGCCGCCGGTGAGACGACCAAGCGGACCTTCCGTGGCATGATCATGGCCGGTGCCGCGCTCGGCCGCTCGAACGAGGAGGTCGAAGGATCGCTCCTCGCGCTTCAGCAGATCGCCGGCAAGGGCAAGGTCAGCATGGAGGAGCTGCGCGGCCAGCTCGGTGAGCGGCTGCCCGGCGCAATGAACATCGCCGCCCGTGCGATGGGCACCGACCCGGCCGGGCTGGAGACCATGGTCGCCAAGGGCCTGGACGCATCCATCTTCCTCGACCGCTTCAGCCGCCAGCTGGAGAAGGAGTTCGCACCCGAAGCGGAGCGCGCGGCCAAGCGCCCGCAGGCATCATTCAATCGGCTGAAGAACAGCATCTTCCTCGCACGGTCTGAGATCGCGAACGGTGGTCTGTCGGAGAGCCTGGCGCGCATCGCGCAGAACGCAACCTTGATGATCGATCGCATGGCGCAGTCCGGTCAGCTCGCGAACCTCGGCGCGCGCATCGGTGCTGGGCTGGAGCGGCTACCCGGAATCCTCGGCACCATCGTCGATCGGCTGATGCTGCTCGGCCGGTTCGCCCGCGAGTGGTGGCGTCAGATGGGTCTTGCCGTCGGCCTCGACATGAGCGGCTGGGGCGACCGGACAGCCGGCAGCCTGGGCACGGTGCTGGACGTGGTGAGGCAGCTCGCCCTCGACATCCCGGGCATCATCTACGCGCTTCGCATGGCGTTCTCGGGTCAGGACGAGAACGTCGCGCAGCGCTACGCGTGGATCCTGCCGATCCGCGATCTGATCGTGAACCAGATCATCCCGGCGCTGCGAAAGGTGCCGCAGTTCATCCGAGAGTGGGGCCCGGCCTTCCTGGCGGCGGGCAAGACCGTGATGAGCATCATGGAGTCGATCCACGGCATCATCATGACCGTGTTCGGCAACGAGACCGGCCGCAAGATCATCGCCTTCCTCGTCATCGCCAAGGTCGTCGGCCTGCTCAACCTGCTTGGTGGCGCGCTCAGCATCGTCTTTGCCGGAATTCGGCTGCTCGCGATCGCCGTCGTCGTCAGCAGGCTTATGGCCGCGCTCAACGGCGTCGCGGCCGGGGCAGGAGCGGTCGCGCAGGCAGTCCGCGTTCTGATGATCGTGCTGCGCTATCTGCGCCTGGCGCTGCTCGTCTTCGCCGCACCCGCCGGCATCATCGTGCTCGTGATCGCGGCCTTGGCGGCGCTCGCCTATGCGATCTACGCCAACTGGGACACGATCAAGGTCTACCTGGCTGCCGCTGCCGCTTGGATCGTCGAGAAGTTCACCGGCCTGGCCGATGCGTTCAAGTCGGCGGGATCGACCCTGCTCGACTGGCTGAAGTGGCCGTTCGTGCAGGCGTGGGACTTCATCAGCGGCATCTTCGACAAGATCCGCAACCTGTGGAACAGTGCCAGCTGGGCCAACCTTCTGAAGGGCGGCGAGATCGTCATCTCGTCGGCGAAGAAGGCGATCGGTCTGGCGACCGGCGGCTACGTGCGCGGGCCGGGCACCGGCACGTCGGACAGCATCCCGGCGTGGCTGTCGAACCGTGAGGGCGTCGTGAACGCCGCAGCGACCCGCCACTACGGGGGTGAGCGCTTCATCGATAGCTTGAACAGCATGTCCTTCTCACCGTTCGCCGCGCCGGCGGACGTGATCGAGGTATCATCCGGCGGCACGGGTCGCCCGATGAGCTTCGTCATGCCGGGGGTCGGCACCGCCAACGGCCGCGTCGACGACGACTTCGCGAACGGCATGAAGCGGGTGTTCGATCGCGCCACCGCCGGACGTGCACGGCAGGCCAAGCCGAGGGGGCATAGGTGATGGATCTGTCGCGCGTCGTCCCGAGCATCAACGGGCGGATCATCTCGCTGGCGGCGCATCGCGGCGTGACGATGAGCTATTCCTCGATCGAGGGCGTGCCAAAGCCGCGCCGAGACGTGAACTGGACGCTTCGCGCGAGCTCGCGAAGCGGACTAGCCTCCCGGATGTTCGCTGTAGACCTGTCCGGTGGCTATGCCGTGCAGCCTCTGTCGCTCGTCGAAGGTGACGTGATCGTCCTCGACTGCACGCTGCCGCTCGTCGAGGCGGGCTTCGTCGCTGCGGGCGATCTGCGCCGGACCCCGGTGCCGGGCAGCGTCGTCTATCTCGACGTCGAAGGCCGGGCGATACCGCTCGCGGCAGACTGGCCGCAGGCGTACGAGACGCGCTGGTGTCCGCGCCTGATGATGATGGTGCTGGACTTCACCTACGGCGGCAACCCGCTCGCGGCCGAATCCACCTGGTCCTACAGCCTCGAAGAGGTTGAGGCGGAGGCAACGCCATGAGCGGCGCGCCCGTCCAGCTTGGCCGCATCTGGGCCCGCCTGTGCGAGGAGAACCGCAACTGGTCGGCCGAGGTGGATCGCGTCGTCGACCTGCCGACCTACGACGTGACCATCTCCGAGGACGAGGGTGAGTTTCCCGTCCTGGAGATCGCATTCGAGAACCAGGGCGTCGGCATCGACACGCTGGTCGGCGGGATGCCCCGCATCCTGCTGTCGGTCGACCGGCTCGACGCCGAGCTGAAGCGTGTCGACACCGTGCTGCTGTTCGATGGCACGCTCGACGATGCCGGCGACGTGGAGATGGGCGGCGAGGACGTGACGCTGCGCTATGAGGCGCGGCGCGACGACTGGCAGGCGCTGCGCGATGCCGTGCTTGCCACCATCGGGCTGCCGTTCGCCGATCCGTGCGCGGGTGACCTGTCCGACCCGGTGGAGCGGCTGGACGCCATCCCGTCGCTGGTGTGCTGGTCCAGAACCACCCGCCAACCGGTTCTGTCCTCGGCGATCAATGGCGGCGGTGGAACGCACCACGACATCGGCACCCGGCACGCCCAGGGCGCGTGTCGTGTTCGCCCCAACGGCAAGCCCCTGGGCCGCGTCGACGTGGTGCTGTCGGCGGAATGGACCGAGCGGCGCATCGCCGAATTCGACGTCGGCGAGATGATCGAGGATGCGGCCGGCGGCGACCTGTCCACCCTGACGCCAGAGGAGCTCGCCAAGGACTGGGCGAAGCCGGGCAGCGACTTCTCTGGCGGCTACGTCGTGTCCGATGCCGATCTCGAACTGCTCGACGCTCCCCAGGGGGCGGTGGAGACGGTCGAGTTCGAGCAGGCCGCAGCGGCAGCGCGCACATTCCGTCCCGGCGCGACGCAGCCCCAGGTCGTCCGGGTGCGCCGACGCTGGCTCAAGCCGGTGCTGTCCCTCGGCGCGACCAGCGAGACGAAGCGGCGCGAGGAGGTGCGGTTCAGCATCTACAACGCCGGCCAAGGCGCATCGACCGACAGCGAGACGATCGAGATCAAGCTGGACCGGCTGCAGCTCGACCTCAGTGTGCCGGACTGGCAGCCGAACATCCACTACGGCCAGGGTGCGATCGTCCGCTTCGCGGGGTTCGTCTGGCGCTCGCTCGAGCCGCACGACGCCACGGAGTCGCTGTGGGTCGACCGCGTCGATGAGGACGACCTGGGCCGCAGGATCTACCGCTGGGAGCTGGTGATCGCCGACGGCTCGCCGCTCGGCACGCCGATGGCGCCGTCTTTCTTCAACACGCCGCGCGGCTGGCAGTCGATCGAGCACGGCATCGCCGCAGGAAGCCAGCGTCTCGCCTACAGCCAGCGGAACTACGACATCGACGTCGATCCGCTCGACCTGGTGACGTTGCTCAGCATCTCCACGCGCGACACGATCCGCGTCGTCGCGCCCGGCATCATCCCCGGCGAGGGCTCGGAAGCGATCGGCAAGGTCAAGAGCTACAAGCTGCACCTGAGCGCGTCCGAAGCGACGCTCAGCGTCACGCTCGGCGTCTCGAGCGGATCAGGCACCGCCGGCGGGACGGCTGCGGGCGGCAGGCGCACCGTCGCCTGGGGGCCGAACTGGTCGCGCGTCGCCTACGTCGCTCCAGTCTATGCCGCGCCCTACGCGCCGCAGATGGGCATCGCGAAGGTGACCGTCGCGAACGACGCGCCGGCGCAGATCGCGCACCTGCAGCAGGCGGCGGCGGACGGCCGTGACCTGGGCAAGGCGCTCGACGAGGTGCCGACCTCGATCCGCGTAACCGTGCTGCCGACCGGCGGCGGAGAGACGGTCATGCCTATCATGATCGCCGTCACGCCCTACCAGGGCTTCCGCGGGATCTCGACCAGGTGATCGACGACGCCATCCGCCAGTTCCAGGAGCCGCAGCGCCAGCCCGGCGCGAGGGTCCCGACGCCCGCGCCGTCTCGCGCCGCGCCGTCGGTCGCCACCATCGGCCGTGACGCGCCCGCTCCCGAGGGCAGGCAGCGGATCGAGGCACGGCTGCTGACGACGGCGGGACCGGCGCATACCGAGACGGGCAACGTCTGGCACCACACGCCGCAGCTCGAGATGGAGATCGGCTGCTTCATGGAGCAGGCGTATGTCCTGAACGCCAGCGGCTCGATCACCATCGACCCGAACATTGCCAACGTCTGGAACGTCAGCCTCGCCGGAACCGCGACGCTGTCGTTCGCCGCACCGGTCGCGATCCCCCAGGACCAGATCGACGCCGGCCGCGATCGCAATCGCGCAACCGGCATCGTGCTCCGCGTGATCCGCAACGGTCACGACTACGCCTTCAGTGGCATTGAGGTTGCGACCGGCACCGCCGATCGCGTCCGGGCCGACGCCAATCGCGACAAGTGGGTTGCCGATTGGTGGGGCGGTCCCGATCTCGGCAGCAACTGGGAGCTGCAGCTGGTCGCCTCTGGATACGAGCCCGGCTGATGCTGTGGCGCAAGCTGCTGATGTGCGGCACGTCCTCGTCGGCGCTGTCGACGCACTGGATCCTCCCCGGCGGTCGCATCCTGACGCTTGCCGACGGCCAGCTCGTCACGGTCGATCCCGTCGCCGGCTGGCCGCAGTGGACCGATGGAGGTGATCCCTTCCGCGATGCCGAGGGCCGGATCGGCACCTACGAGCAGCTCAACCACGGCGGCGGCGTCGGCGAGGTGAAGGCGATCCGACTGCGCGACGACGGTGCAGATCGCGAGCAGCCGCTGTCCCTGGGACCGTATCGCGGCTGGGCGTCGGAGAACGTCGCCGTCGCCATGACCGAGACCGGCGTCGGCCATCCCGGCAACCCATTCGGATACTACCGCCCCCGGTGGCAGCTGAGCTCAACGTCCGGCGGCTCGCTCGACACCGGCTACACTGCCGACTGGCCCTGGGAGCAGCAGAGCAACGGCACATCCGGCCCCCAGGGCGGGCAGAGCACGAACCCCGAGCACGTCGACGTCATCAAGGCGCACTACACGCCCAACATGGCCTACGAGTTCGGCGTCTGCGCCGCCCGCGATCTGGCTGTCGTCACCCGCCTCGAGGCGACGGCAATGAACGGCAGTGACGACGTCGACCCGGTCACCGGCCGGCGGTGGATCGGCTGGACGATGGACGCGGCCGGAACGCCGCGGCGGATCCGTGACCTGACGCTTGAGCAGGTGAGGGCAATGGCCCGCGATGGCGGCTTCCGCCCGCCCGACGACGATCTCATCACCGACGTGTCGGACGCCTTCGGCTGGGAATTCATCCGGCCGGTCGGTCCGGTCGGCCTGAATCAGGTGCTGTGCACCGGCGTGCTGACCTATACGCAGGAGTTCACCCGCGTCCCGACGATGGCCGAACGCCCGTGGTATCTACAGGGCTATGCCGGCGTCGGTCGGCCCGACCGCGTGTCGATCCCGCTGACCGATCAGCCGAACGATTGGATCTTCTTCGGTCGGTCGCCGATCCGCGTTACGGAGCGGCGCAGCTGCCTCGTCTTCGTGACGTTCACGCTCACCGCCACCGGGATCGTCGGCTTGCCCGCTATCACCGGATCGTCCGTCGCCCGCTCGACCTCGGTAGTCGTCGATCGGTCCGGCAACTTCGACAGCGTCGGCTACAAGGTCTTTCGCCGACGGACGGGGGGATACCTCTTCGTCGTCCAGAAGGCCGGTGCCATCTTCGATCCTATCAACGATCCGATGAGCGATTGGCGTTACGACGGCGACACCTTCGAGACGCGCTTCCACTATACGCCCAACGGCTGGCGGATCGCCATCATGGTTCCGCAGCGGCGCACTGGGATCGATGGCGGCGGCAACGACGTCTGGGCCGATCAGGACGGGCTCATGTCCATACCGTGCTACCCCGACCTGCCGAACTTCGGCGCGCAGGCACCTGCTGAGCCGACGGACTGGGACGAGGAGACGCAGGGGCCCTGGGTCGAGCCACCGTTCGATCCGCCGCCGGCGAACGCGTTCTGGCTCGGCCAGTCGTTCCTGACAGACCAGGGCGAGGTCATCCACCAGGACGGTCTCAACAATATCGGCTTCGCCCGAGCCGCCTACGGCATCGCGGGCAAGGTGAATCCCTACGATCCGAACGGCCCCTACGCCCGCGACGGTGCCGGGCAGTGGTACGGCCGCGGCCAATGGATCGTCGCGCGCCATGCCGACGGGGCCTTCTCGGCACATGCCGCAGGACTGATCGTGCCCGGGGTCGTGACCGGTCCGGCCGGGGGCGTGCCGCCCCACGCCGAGCCGGACGGCTCGAACCCCGTCATGCGCCTGCTGCGCTGGCCGGGTCGCTCCTGGCGTCTGGCGATGACCCAGGACGGCGCATGGTCGATGAGCCGGGACGGCCGCACCTGGTCGGCGATCGCCGGCCTGGGCGCGATGCTGGGCACGCTGTCGGTCGCTGCAGAGCTCGCCGATCCGCCGCCCGGGCAGGACGGCGGGTGATAGCATGGACGCCATGACCAGCCCCGCCGATCATGCATTCTCGAAAGGCGACGTTGAGCGCCTTGTCCGCCAGCTCGTGCCACCGATCGCGACCGAGACGGCGAAGGCGGTGGCGACCGAGACCGCCAAGGCGATCGCGATCGAGGTGACGCGCACACTCTCGTCCGAGGTGTCGCGCGGCGTGGCCGAGGGGATGACCACCCAGTTCCGGATCCTCGGCATCGAGACGTCGTCGGCCGAGGCGATCGCTCGGCAGCACCGGCGCAACCAGTTCACCGACGACTGCATCGCCAACCGCCCGAAGCATGACGAGCGGATGCGGGCTCTCGACGAGATCGCCCGCGACTATGACCCGGAGGACCGGGTGTGGGTGAAGGAGCAGCGTCGCCGCCAGGAGCGCGACGTCAACACCGTTCGAGAGACGTTCATTCGCTGGATCGTGCCGATCGTCATGGGCGCGCTGCTCGCCGCCGTCGGCTTCCGCCTCATCGAGGGCAAGACTCCCGCCGCGCCGGCGGTACTGCCCGCCGCCATTGAGCAGCGCCAGGTGACCGGTGGAGAGCCGACCGCCGGGCGCTAGTCCTTCGGCTTGCGCAGGCGGAGGGTGTGCGCAGTATAGCGTCGGATCTCGACGCCCTCCATCGGATCGCCTTTGCGCCGAGCCTGGTGCGCCAACGTCATCTTCCGATTCCATTCGGCGTCGGCGGCCTTCTGCCTCTCGCTCTTCGGCAGCTTCCCCTTGGCCACCTGCTTGGCAGGTCGGTCGGCGCTCTTCGCATCGACCGACATGGCGGCTGGCTTGGACCGACCGCCGATGAAGCCGATCGCCGCCCGGATGATCGAGGATCCGCCGTTGTAGCCGCCCTTGCCCATCAGGTGCGCTCGGTCAGCTCGATCTCACCGCTGATCTCGACCGCCTCCTCGTCATCGATGTCCGTGACCTCGGGCATGTCGAAGTCCGCCGTCCAGTCGAACATCTTCTCGACCTTCTGATCGTCCTCGCCGGTCCACACCAGCACTGCGCCGCGCTTCGTCTCGCCGTCGCTGCTCTCGAGGAATTCGACGACCTGCGAGTGCGCCGCCTGCTCGAAATCGACGCTGCCCTGCATATGGCACGTCGGTCGCTGATCCTGCGGCTCGCCCATGATCTTCGCCCACACTCGATGCATCTGCTTCTCCTCTGCGCCGATCCTGCCTCCGCATGGGAAGGTGCGCAACGATCATAATGGTCGCCATGCAGCAGATCGATCGCGCGGTCCTTGAGGACCAGCTCCGCCAGGAACACGAAGCGCGCAACGCGCTCGTCAGCCTCAACCGCCACGAACGCCGCGCCGTCGCCGTGATGGAGCGCCGGGAAGCCGCCAAGCGCGCTGTCGAGCAGCGTGTCGCGCCGACCTTCTACGGCACCGGCGTCACCCTCGACATCATGGAGGGTTAAGCCATGGACCAGCAGACCAACCCGGCCACTGAAACCCCGTGGCAGCGCCGTGTTCGCTTCCTGAAGTCGCAGAGTGACGCGATCTACGCCGCCGAGTCGGCGAAGGTCAGCGCGCGCATGCGAGATGTCGATCGTGCGCGCGAGGAACTCGAGCTGGCAGAAGCCAAGCTGAGCGTCGCCAAAATCGAGAGTGCCCGCCGGATCCACGAGGCCCAGGACGAACTGTGCCGAGCCCGGCAGGAAGCGAGCACGGCACCTACGGCTAAGGAGCTGGACGCGACTCTCAACCGAATGAGGCAGGCCGCGGGCTTCTGGGCATACCGCTGATGGGCTGCATCGCGCGTCTGAAGATCGCGCTGGCCGAGGACGACCTCGAGCAGGCGCGCATCCGCACCAACGAAGCCGAGCACGCGGTCCATGCCGCCGAGGCTCAGCTTGCCCGGGCTCGTGAGAACCTTCGCCACGTCCGCACCGCCGAATGGCTGCGGCTGTCCGACCTGCACCGCGCCAAGCGCGACCACGCCTAAGGAGACGACCGATATGACCACCACGGTTCCTGCGGTTTACGCAGCCATCTCTGCCTGCACCGCCGATCTGCTCAGTGGCATCCGGAAGAACGGTGACAACAAGGCCCAGGGTTATCGGTTTCGCGGCATCGACGACGTCTACAACACCGTCGCTCCGGTCATCGCGCGGCACCAGCTCCTGATCCTGCAGCGCGTCGTGGACAAGCGGATCGACGAGCGCGCGACCAAGTCTGGCGGCACGATGTTCTACACCCACATCGAAGTCGAATACGACTTCATCTCGGCCGTCGATGGATCGCGACATGTCGTATCGGCCTACGGCGAGGCGTCGGACAGCGGCGACAAGTCGACCAACAAAGCCCTCAGCGCCGCTTACAAGTACATGGCGATCCAGGCCTTCTGCATCCCGGTGAAGGACATGTCCGATGCCGATGCCGAAACGCCCGAAGACGTTCGTCCTCGCGCCAAGCCGATTGACCTGTCCGGCGTCGAGAACCCGTGGACCCCGACGAAGAACTCGCTGAAGGCGAAGCTGGAGTCCGCGACCACCACCGATGCCATCGACGAGCTGCGCGGCTCGGACGAGTGGACCGGCTTCGTAAAGGGCGTCGGCGTTCCGGCCCCCTGGCCCGAGGCGCTGATCGATCTCGCCCGCAAGCGCTGGCGCGAACTCGCCGCCTGACCCGCCGCGCGGGAAGGTCGCGGGGGCTCACAATGCTCCCATGACGACCGATCCCACCTGGCTCGCCGCCGCCCGCGCGCATCTCGGCACCCGTGAGTTTCCCGGGCCGACGAACAACAACCGGCTTCTGGCGCTGCTCAACACCGCCGCCCGCTACAACGGGTTCACCTGGACGGCGGACGCCGTGCCCTGGTGCGGAGGGTTCGTCGCTGCCTGCATGGTAGCTGCCGGGATCGAGCCGCCCAAGATCGCCGCCAGGGCGAAGACGTGGGCGACCTGGGGGGCGAACCTCCGCACGACCCACCTCGCGCCCGGTGCCGTCTTGGTCTTCGGCCGCGAGGGCGGCGGGCACGTCGGCTTCTACGTCGGCGAGGATGCCACGGCGTATCACGTCCTAGGCGGCAATCAGTCGGACGCCGTTACGATCACACGCATCGCCAAGTCCCGGCTCATCGCCGCTCGCTGGCCGCGTGGCGTCGCGGTGGTCGGTGGACCGGTCCGCATGACGAACGTCGCCGGCATGCCGCTGTCGAGGAACGAGGCATGAAGCCGTCCATCCAGCCCGTCGTCGCCTACCTGTCGACGCTCGGTGCCATCGTCGTCCTGACGATCACGGCGGCCGTCGTGTGCGTCATCGTGCCGGCGGAGAGCCTGACGAAGGTCGAGGTCGCCCTGGGCTTCGTCGGTGCTGCCGTGACCGGCCTGATCGGCGTCATCGGCACCTTCCGCCCAAAGGCGAGCGGTCCGTCCGAGGTTTCCGCCCCTCCGCCGGGAGAAGGCGAATGACCATGATGGCCCTCATCTTCATGGCCGGCGTCGAGGCCGGCGTAATCGGCATGGCGATGCTCGGCATGGCAATGATCCGCAACGGGAGACGCTGACATGTTCACCGCCATCACCTGGGCCCTGACGTTCGCCGTGTCGCACTGGGCTGCCACCGCAGCGGGCGCTGCAATCGTGATCCTCTCCGTCTTCGTCAGCCGCCGTCTGCTCGCCAGTATGACCTGGGCCCGTGCTCTGGCCGCCGCCCGCCGCTGGGCGCTTCCCGGCATCGTCGCCGTGCTGGTCGCCGTCGCCGTCTGGTTCGCTTTCCAGGCGCAGCGTGTGGCCGGCGAGCGCGATGCCGTCACCACGCAGCTGGCCATCTCGCAGGAGGCCGAGCGCAACAGCCTGGCCCGCGAGATCGCCGCCCGCGACGCCCGCCGCGCCTCGGACACCGCCGCCGAGGCGGCCATCGCCCGTGCGACCGTCCTCGAGATGGCCGTCGCCAACCAGAAGGGACAGATCGATGCGTTGGAACAGAAATACGGCGCGACTGCTGTCAGCGATCTCACTCGCGAGCATCTCCGCCGCCTGCGCGCCGCGCAGCGCCCCGCCGGCTAGCGTCGGCATAGTCGTCCCGCCGACGCTCCTGCACTGCAAGGGCGAGCCGGCCACGCCGGATCCCGATCGCGCCACGGACGTGGACGTGGCGAAGTGGGAGCTGGATCTGCTCGCCGCCGGCTGCGACTGCCGCGACAAGCTCGCCGCGATCCGCGCGCTTCAGGCCGGCGAGAAGCCGCCGGCGACGACCTGCACGGTTCGCTGATCAGCGAGGGGTCGGCACTGGCACGTCGACCTGTCCAACCGTCATCCGATCGAACGCCACCTCCGCCTCGGCCAGCGACGGGAAGCAGATCACGTCCCGGTCCCAAACCCGAACGCCGTACCATTCGCGGCCGCTGTAGCTGGACACCCCACGCAGCAGCCGCGTGTGGATAACGCCGCCCTCGCGGAGGTGCTCGGCCCGGACGCGCAGCACCGTCGGCATCCTCATGCGCGCCATCGTCAGCCCCGGATCCTGCCGTCCATCCGAGCCCACAGCTCGTCGGCGAGCGAACGATCGGCGGTGCCCGTCTCCGAGCGCGCGAGGCGACCGTCGATGCGGGCGCACATCTCATCGAAGTCGTTGCGCCGGCTCTGGACCAGCGCGGGCCTGCGCCGATAGTCGTGCAGTGCGCGGCTGCCGTCCGGGCGATACGCCGTCCTCACGACCGCACCTCTCGCCAGATCGATCGCGCAGCCTTGGTGCCACCATTGGCGAGATTGATGAAATGGCCGCGCTCGAAGACGAGGGACCTGTTCTCCCACGGGAGCACCGTCACGACGGCGCGGGTGTCGTGATCGTAGATGATGGGCATCGGCCTGCCGTCGATCCAGACCAGCCACGCCGATGTGCGGCGCTGGAAGCGGTCGTGAACGACATGGCCGATCAGGATCAGCCCGGGTTGGACGCGCTCGCCCGTGGCGATCCGCTCGCCGATCTCGACGAAGTGCCCGACGTCCACCGCCACGCCGAAGCGCTCACCGGCGCGGATCGCCGCGTGCTGACGCTGGCTCCACCGATGCACGACATCCTCGCGCTTGATCGCCGTCACCGCGTCGCGGTGATCGCCGGTGAACGCCAGGCGATCGGCCATCACCGATGCTGCGATCCTCGCCTTGATCCGGCGGAAGTCACTCGCCGTCGCTGCCCGTCCCATCGCTAGTCTCCGGGGGAATGCGCTCCCCTATGACTCCTATCGTGGAACGGATCGCGCAGGCTGGCAACACCCCCCTCGAACGTGAACACTGCTCAATGTAAAACAACGTGTTAGCACGACAAAATAACACAGGGTGTGTTCGAGGGGGTGGTTGTCGGCGTTCCTGAGTCATGCCTATGATGCCTCGGACGGCAATCGTAGTGACCAGCCGCAGGAGGACCGCACGATGAACGACAACAACCATTCGGCCGAGATCATGACCGAGATGCTGGTGCGCCGCGCGCGCGCCGTGATGCAGCACGGTGGCAGCGTGGAGCAGCTGCTCGCCGGCACCGACAAGGCGGTGCTCGCCGCCATGCCGATCGACAGCCGCACGCCCGACCGCGTTGCCGGCTCGCTCTACGAGGCCGTCGCCGCCGGCACGATCGGCGCGTCCTGGGCGGACGCGAGCATGGACCGGCATTGCGTCACGCACACCGACTACGCCTGGCGCTGGATGCAGCACGCCATGGCTGCCGAGCGCGGCCATTCGCTGGAGCAGACCGCCGGCGCGGAGATCCTCGAGCTGATCGACGAACCGCACTGGGAGCGTCTGCCCGACCTCGACGCCTTCGACGCCATCGCCGTCGCCTGAACCCCGAAAGGAACCGACCATGCCCAAGCACACCCTGAACCCGGTCCTCTTCTTCGCCGCCGTCGCCGAGGCCGACCGCTGGCGCGACGAGGCCGACGCGCTCGCCACCACCTCGCTCGATCTGACCGACCCTGACGTGCTGGAGGCGGAGATCGCCGCGCGCGTCGCCGACGCCTGCGACGAGGTCCGCGACAATCTGAACGCCGAGATCCGCGCGACGTGGAATCCGGGTGAGCACGCGCTGCTCAATCAGCTGCTCGCCGGTCGTCACGTCTGGCTCGACGCGCACGTCCGCGACCAGCTCACCGGCGCGACGACGCCGCACCCCGCCTGTATCGCGGCCGATCGGATCTGGGCCACCGTCCAGACCGAGCGCCGCATCCACGCCTTCTGACCGCGCAACCAGGGAGAACCATCATGCGCACCGACGCCACCACCATCGATCGCAAGCCGGTCAACAACGAAGCGATCTGCGCGGGTTACGTCCGAGCGGCCGAACAGGGACGCGAGGAGTTCGACCGATACGTCCTCGCCACCGCTTCGGCGACGGCACCGGACTTCGCGCAGGGCCGCATCAGGACGTTCATCGGGCTCATCGACGGCGATGATATGACCGTCGACATCGACGAAGAGGGCAACAGCTGGGCGCGTTGGGAAGCGTTCGACGAGGACTGACGCTTCGGTATTCCCGGAAGTTTCGACGGGGCCGGTGGAGCGATCCGCCGGCCCTTCTCTTTGCCCGCCGCCCGGGAAGGTGACCGGCCGCGACAATCGTCGCCGTGACCTACCTGGACGCCATCGTCGTCGGACACCCGCGATCCCAGCCGCGACCTCGTGTCGTCGGCCGTGCCGTCCTCGCCGACAGCCCCGTCAGCGCCGCCTGGAAGGCGCAGATCGTCGCGGCCATCCTCGACGCCGGATGGACGCCTCCGGCTCCTGACGCGCCGCTGGAGCTTGCCGTGGAGATCGCGCTGCCGACCGCGCAGCGGGCTCGCGAGGGACGTCCTGCGATCGGTCGACCCGACCTCGACAATCTCGCCAAGGCCGTCGGCGATGCGCTGATGGAGCCGACCGGCAGGGACTTCGCCAAGGCCTGCGAACGCCTCGGCCCGGCCGGGCGCGGCTATCGCGGCGTGATCGCAGACGATGCCCAGGTCGTCAGCATGAAGGCGACGAAGCGCTGGTCTGCCAGGCCCGGAGGTGTGCGGATCGTGCTGCGCGACGCCGAGGGCGAGTAACATCCCTAGTAAGTGAGGGATCTTACTTTCGGCGTTCGAGGGGGGTGTTCCGTACGAGTCGCGCCTATGGGACAATGATGGGCGAGGAGGCTCACCCATGCCCGACATCTCCGATCCCCACTACGCCGTCATGCGCACCGAACGCATCGTGTCCTGGTCGCACGCCCTCTGGGTCGGCCGGCACAATTCGCGCACGATGACCGTCGGCAATGCCGAACCCGACGGTCCGGCACCCGAGCACGTGATCGGATCCGGCAACCTGCTCGCCGACCTCCGCGTGGCTCACGTCGCGTTCGATCCGAAGAAGGCGAAGGACGCCTGCCTCGGCCTCGAGTTCATCTTCACGGCGTCGCGCGCCGCCTTCGCCGGGCTCTCACCCGAGGAGCGCGATGCGAAGGCGCAGCAGCTGGTCCGGACTGCGCGCGGCTATCTGGAGACGCGCTTCGGCAACGAGGGCCAGGTCGTCTCGCTGGTCCTGCACATGGACGAGATCACGCCGCACGTGCATGCCGTGGCGCTCCCGGTGCACTGGCGCGTCGATGCCCGGGCGGGTGCGCGCGAATACTACCGCGGCGACGACGGGAAGCTGCGCTGGCGGCGTGCCGAGCAGGCGGGCAAGCCGCGCAAGGCGTGGATGCTGTCGGCCGACCGCGACATGGGTGACCGCGCGCGCATGTCGCAGCATCAGACCGCGTGGGCCAAGGCGTGCGAGCCGCTGGGCCTGTCGCGCGGCCGCGAGGGGTCGACGGATCGGCACCGCACCGCCCGCCAGCGCGAGGCCGATCTCGCGAAGGCGGAAGGCCGCGCGACCGCCCAGGCGGGTGCGGCCACGATCCAGCGCGACGGCCTCGTCCGCGATCGCGCCGCCGTCGCCGCCGAGGCCGACCGCCAGCGCGACGACGCGGCCGAGCTGAAGCGGCTGCGCGATGCGTTGGAGGCGGAGCGCGCCGGCTGGGACGCGTCGATCGCAGGGCGCGAGGCCGCGCTCGCCGCCGAGCGCGCCAGGCTGGACGAAGCCTGGAAGGCGATGGACGAGCGGGGCCGCAAGGCGACGAAGTGGAAGCGTGACGCCGATGCGCGCGACCTGGCCCAGAACGCGCGTGCCGAGCGCCTGGCGGCGAGCAGCGACCGGCTGGACGAGCGCGATGAGGCGCTGTCGGATCTGGTGCCGGTCGTCACGCGCGCCGTGGCGATGATCAACCCGGAGACGCTGCCGCCGGCCGCGCGCGCGAAGTTCTTCGCCGTCGCGCGCGAGCTCGGCGTGTCGATCGAGCGCGCCGGCAAGGCGAACCCGCGAATGGCGGGGGTGGTCGCCAGCCGCCGGACCTGGTAGCCCTCCCAGGTCCGGCGGCTGACGGCCGCGTCGTCGCCTGCAGCTAGGCGATGACGATTTGCTGATAGCGGGCGCGTTCCTCTCGGATCTCAGGAAGGATGCGTCGGCGCATGTAGGCGGCGAACTCGACGGGGTCGTCGGCATCGACGGTGTAGCGGTCGCGCGTGAGGACGCCGTCGTCGTCGTGGTCCATCAGAATCGAGACGTAGAACACGGGCATGAAGCCGCCGCGCTCGCCGGGCGTGACGTAGGCGTGGACGGGAGCCAGGTCGATGCCGAGCAGCTCCATGTCGATGCCCTCCGCCTTCGCCTCGGCGATCACCTCGGTCGCCGCCGCCGCGATCGCGCTGCGCCGGACGGCGACGGCGGGTGCGAGCGGCGTCAGCCACTCCATCCAGTCGACGAGGAGCACGGCACGCTCGAACGGCTTGACCGGGTGCGCCTTGTCGTCGCTCGTCACCAGCGACAGCAGTTCGAACGAGACGCCGTGGTTCGGCTGGAAGGCGTAGCTCAGCCAGGCGGAGTCGAAGCTGCCGTCGGTCGAGGCGTATGGTTTCACCGTCGCCGTCGGCTGGGTGCGGCCGGCCAGATACTTCGCGACGCCGCGCTCCTGCGCCATGATCCCGACCAGCTGGCTGGTCGTCTGGATCCGGCTCATCAGATCGCTGCCGCGCGTCCGCTTGCCCGTCGTCTTCTTGCCCATTTCATCGCTCCGAGTTGCTGCACCAGCACCCTCGAAGCTCCTCGGGCGTCAGCCCGTCCCGAACAGGTCCTCGCCATCGTCGGCGACGCGGCGGTTGCGCGAGAAGTCAGGCGACACCGTCGTGCCCTTGCCCTTCACGTCGGCCTTTTTTTTAGGTGCCCTGACGAGCTGATCCGCCGGGATGCGCGTGCCGTTGGTTCGATACTCCTTCATCTGCGCGCTCTGCCTGTCCTTGTGGTCCTGGGCGACGGGGGGATAGGTCGCGGGCAGGCCGTGGCGGTCGAGATACTCGCCCCACGTCATGCCATCGTGCTTGGCCCGCAGATGCGTCTTGAGGAGCGTCACCGGCTTGCCGCATTCCAGGCAGGTGATCGCCGCCGGCGTCACGGTCCCCTCGATCTTCTCTGCCTGGGTGACGCCCCGCTGCGCGAGAGGATGGACCGGTGGCGGATACGCCTTGACCCTGGGTGGCACGGCTTCCGCCACAGCCTGGGGCTCCACGGGCGCGGCGTCGAGGACGTCAGGACCGAGCGGAGCCTCGTCCTGCCATGCTGCCTTGCGGTGCTGGTTGATATCCTGCAGCCGCTCGTACTGCCGCAGCACCTCGCCGGCGATCGCCTCGAGAGGCATCGTCCCGTGGTGGAGCCAGCCGGCGACGAGATTGGCCGCAGCGATGACCAGCGGGTCACTCGGTTTCGGTCGCGGCAACATTCCCTCCTCTGCGGTCCTATCGCCTTCCTACTTCACTCCTGCCTGAGGTGTCGAGCGTGGTCGCGGGGATCAGACCGGAAGCGACAGCTGGACGCCCCGCGAGGCCAGAACGGTCTTCGCCATGATCGCGGCGTCAACCGCTTGGCGATAGTGGACCGTGCCGCAACGCTCGGCCTCCTCGAAGGCGACGGGCGTCCATTCCTCCGTCGGATAGACCGTGTCGTAGATGGCGCGGGCGGTCGCGCGCATGGTGAGATCGTGGGCAAGGTGCATCGTCATCCTCCGAGTCGAGTCGTGGGTCCGCCGCGGCGAACCGAGTGCGAAATGACTAGAACAAACAAAGAACATGATGCAAGATGTCGGACGACGACAAGGTGCGTCGCCGAGACGGAGGGTGTTCGAAGCGGATCGTGTCGCCTTGATCGTGTCGGAATGTCGTGCGAACAACGAGCATACGGATATCGTAAAGCCGCTTGTTCGGTCTTCGAAGGGTTAGATCGTGCGCAGCGTTGAATTATTCACTGGTTGTGGAGGCCTCGGACTGGGTCTCGCGCGCGCCGGCTTCCACCACGACCTCATGGTCGAGTGGAATGCGGATGCGGTGGAAACGGTCCTTCACAACAGGGCGAAGGGCGTCGAGCACGTCGCCGATTGGCCGATCGTCCGCAGCGATGTGCGCGAGATCGATTGGCGCGCCCATGCCGGCGTTGATCTGGTCGCGGGCGGGCCCCCGTGTCAGCCGTTCAGCATCGGCGGCAAGCATCGCGGGAACGACGACCACCGCGACATGTGGCCGCAGGCCATCCGCTCCGTGCGCGAGATACGCCCGCGCGGGTTCATCTTCGAGAACGTGCGCGGCCTCGCGCGTGCGAAGTTCGCCCCGTATCTGCAGTCCATCGTCGATGGCCTGACCCGGCCGGGCGAGGATCTGACCTACAACGTCCGCGTCACCCTGGTGAACGCCGCCGACTACGGGGCGGCCCAGAAGCGCCACCGCGTCATCATCGCTGGCGTCCGTTCGGACGTGCTGACCAGTCCGGTCGCCGCTCTGCAGCCTACGCACTCGCGCGACCGCCTGCTGTGGGAGCAGTTCGTGACCGGCACGTATTGGGACGAGCACGGCCTGCGTCGGCAGAAGGAGCCGAGCGACTATCTCGACATCAACACCGTGAAGAAGCTGCGCGCCCTCGGCATCGAGCCGACCGGTCCGCGCTGGGTGACGGTGCGCGACAAGCTGAAGGGCCTCGGCGAGCCGACGGGCCGCAACAATCATATATTCCAGGCCGGGGCCAAGTCCTACGTCGGTCACACCGGCAGCCCGCTCGATCAGCCCGCCAAGGCGCTGAAGGCCGGCGATCACGGCGTCCCGGGCGGCGAGAACATGATGGTGCTGCCCGGCGGTGGCGTCCGCTACTTCACGACCCGCGAAGCCGCGCGTCTGCAGGGTCTGCCTGACGACTACGACTTTCCTCGGAGCTGGACCGAAAGCATGCGCCAGCTCGGCAACGCCGTCCCCTCCGAATTGGCGGAAGCTGTTGGCCGTTGGATGGGTGGCATCTTGACCAGGAGTACGGGCGCGTTGCCAATGGCGGCGTGACCGAATCAGAGACACCAGCTGCAACCATCATCGAGGCCGAACCACGCGGCTACGTCGAATACGAAATCGACATCGAGAAGGTGCTTCGCAACGAACTGCCCATCGTCGTCGAGGCGGTGCCCATCGCACCGCTGACGATGGAGGAGGTCATGGCCATCTCCGCCGGCGCGAAGGGCGCATACGTCCTGTTCGAGGACGGGCACCCGGTCTACGCCGGCAAGACGGACACGACCCACGGCTTTCGACAGAGGCTTGGCCGCCACGCCGAGACGATCCAGCACCGACACAACCTCGATCCCGCGACGATCGGTTTCAAGGCGATCCGCATCCTCGTGTTCTCGAACTTCGACGTCGAGGCGATCCTGATCAAGGCGCTGCGCAAGGCGAACCCCGCTGCGCTGGCTTGGAACACAAGCGGCTTCGGTTCGAATGACCCGGGGCATAACCGCGAGACGCAGGAGCCCGCAGCCTTCGACGTCGCCCGACCGATCGACATCGACCGTCCGCTCGGCATGACCGGCGGCGTCTACGCTCCGCTCGAGCTGCTGATCGCGCTGAAGGACGGGCTCCCGTATCTCCTTCGCTTCCAGACCGACCACCTGTCCGGCAAGCGATACCCCGAGCACTATCGCAAGGGGCATGCGGACCAGCGTGCAGCGGACCCGGTCGCGATCGACGAGACGGACACGATGCGGGGCATTCTGCAGAAGACGCTAGCGGTCCTGCCCGAAGGCTGGCGCGTTACGGTCTTCCCGGACCGCGTGATCCTCTACAAGGAACCGACGACCTACCAGTACGCGCTGGAGAGCTTCACCGCGTGAAGGCCGCGCGGGCGCCGCTCACGCGCTCGGAGGTCATGTCCCGGGTGAAGGGTCGCGACACGCGCCCGGAGATGCGCCTCAGGCGCGCTCTTCACGCCGCTGGCCTCCGCTACCGCCTTCAGGCCCGCGAGCTGCCCGGACGGCCTGATATCGTCTTCAGGAAGGCGAGGCTGGCGATCTTCGTCCACGGCTGTTTCTGGCATCGGCATCCCGGCTGCGAGCATGCCCGCATGCCGAAGAGCCGGGTCGAGTTCTGGACCGACAAGCTGCAGGGGAACGTCGAGCGCGACGCCAGGCAGGTTGCCGCCCTCGAGGCGGCTGGATGGACCGTGATGACGCTGTGGGAGTGCGAGACCCGCGGCGCGGACGCGCTGGCGCGCTTCGTCGGTGACGTGTGCGCCAGGGTTGCGGCCTCGCGTCAGCCCGCCGGCTTCGGCAGGATGGGCGGCGTGCTGTCCGCGTAGGTCAGCCAGGCGGTCCAGATGGCCGTCGTGCGTTCGCGGGTCAGCCGGGTCCTGCAACCGAGCTGCTCGGTTCCCGCGATCGTCCCCGGCGTCCAGTTCTGGAAGACGGCATCGCACTCGGCGTCGCGGTATGCGATCCATGCCGCCTCGGACCGGCGCAGCTTCGCCAGCGTCGCCGGCTCGTCCTTCAGACGCGCCGTGGCGGTGCGGTAGTAGCGGTTGAGCTCGGCGTCGGCGACTTTCAGGTCCTGCGCGGCGCAGGCCTGGATCTCCGGCGTGGTGTCGCCCTGGCAGGCGGCGGCAGGGGTCATGGCGAGCGCGGCGGCGAGCAGGATCATCTTTTCCTCTTCTGAACATCACCCGACCGAAGCGGGCCAATCAGCCATGCCATGCTCGACGATGACGGTCGAAGTTTATGGACGCGAATCATGTCGGTCAGCGATGATGTTGCTGCGGCGACAATCCGACCGCGTTGAAAAGGAGCTTATGACACAAAGAGAACTTAACCTGCTGTGGCGGCTGAACCGCCTCGCCATCCGTCTCGGCTGGCCCGTTCCCGGGCTTGGCTGCACCGCCGACACCTTCGAGGAGGTGATCGAGTTTCGCGGCCGCACTTGGCATCGACGGACGGGGACACTGAAATGGGATCCGATGCTTCCGCTCGCGGGCAACCTGCGGACCTGACCCACATGCGTCGCGAGGGGGTGCAGTCGATGACCCGCTCCCTCGTGGCGCATCGTGCCGAAACGACGATGCGATTGCACCCCCGTGACGGGGGTCCCGGAGGAGATTATCTAGCAATTACAAGGGAGAAGGTGGTGGACGCACTTGGGCTCGAACCAAGGACCCGCTGATTAAGAGTCAGCAGGGTGTGCGTCAACCAGGCTCCAAAGGCCCGTGTTTGCGCGGCTTTTTAGCCCAGGGGGTGCAATCCTGTCGAGGGGGGGTGCAATCACCCCCTCGGCGAGGGTCGCGCCGAACCGCAGAAGCTCCATCGGATCCATGATCCCGGACAGCCACGACAGCAGCGGATCCGGCATACGATCGGCTCCACGCCAGGCCAGGGCGATGAAGGGCAGCGCGTCCTCCACCGACCCGTTGGTGCGGGTGTAACCGCCTCGCGGTCCGCGACGGATGACGACGCAGCGGTTGTTGTTGACGCCGTCGTCTCGCAGCCGGACGAAATAGTTCGAGCCTGTGACGTCGACGGCGCTGTCGCCCACATGCACTGCGCACGTGTACGAATCGAAGGGTGGCAGGAAGCTCACGTCGGTGACACGCCAGCGCGTCCAGCGAAGTTCCGGCAGATCGGTCATGCGTGTTCCCGGATCGCCGCGGCGAACCTCAGCGCAGCCACGGGACCGACGACGCGATCGATCAGTGCCAGCACCACGTCGAGACCGCCCGGATGCGGGCGCAGAGCCTCGGCGAGGACGTCCAACCCATCGTCGTATGCGATCGCGCGCGAGACGACGTCGCCGCCCGGCAGTCGTCTGAACTGAGCCGACCACCGATTGTTCGCCCGATTGAGGTTGATGATCGCGATCACGTCGCCTCCGACGGCCTCGAAGGCATCGCCGTAGAAGAGCCGATTGTCCGGGCTGATGCGATCACCCTCGGCGTAGAGTACATGCGCCCAGGCCTGCTTCGTCCAGGCGGGCACGCGGCGAGGATCGGCCGTCACGCCTCGCTCTCGCGCCGCTTCGCCGCCTCGTCCATCAGCACCGCCGCCCGCTTTTGATCCTCGCGTGCCGCGAGATACTTCAGCGCCATCTGGTAGGTGCTGTGGCCGATGACGCTGACGATCGTCGCCACGGTCGCACCGGCCTCGTTGAGGGTGCCGGCGGCCGAGTATCGCAGACCGTGATACGAGATGTCGGTCCAACCCTGCTCGTCGAGCCAGGCGCGCAGGTGCTCGCTGTAGAGACGCTCGGAATAGGCCTTGCCGTTGTCCTGCACGAGTAGCTGCGGCGCATCGTCAGGATCGTTCGAGCCGAGCCTGCGGGCGATCAGGTTGACCAGCGGGCCGGTTGCATAGACGTCGACCAGGTTGCCGGTCTTCTCCTGGCGGATCCGCACCTGTGGACCGACCGACTGGGACTTGAGCATGTTGCAGCAGGTCTTCAGCCGCTGCCCCGTGTAGGCACCGAGGATGACGCCGTCGCGGATGTGCCGGGGGCCGTGCTCGATCGCGAACTGGATCTGATGCTCGGTCCACGGCTTGCGACCGTCGACGTTCTTCTTCCGGTGCAGCTTGCGCATGCCGCCGGCCGGGTTCTTCGCGATGTGGTGGTTCTCCACCGCCCAGCCGAACAGCGCAGACAGGACCGACTTGAAATAGTCGGCCGTCCTAGCGCCGGTCGTCTTCGTCACGGGGGCAGGCGGCTTGCGCTTCGAACCCCTCCGTCCCGCCTCCGCAGCGGCCGCGTCGTCCGCCTCTCGCTTGGCGATCGCCGCCTTGCGCGCCTCGACGGTCGCGGCCTTCACCTGGCTGCGCATGTTCTGGACGCCCTGGGCGGTCAGCCTCGCATACGGCAGATCGCCCGCCATGCTGCAGAGCCGGTCCAGTTCGCGATCGTAGTCGGTGCGCGTCTTGTCAGCGAGCTGATCCCACTCGTCGGAACCGCGGTAGAGATCGACGAGGGACCGGATGGAGCCTTCGTCGCTCCTCTGCGCCTCGGCCACGATCTCGCCCTCCACCTTGGAGAGCAGCGGCGCGTAGGCACGTTGGAACCTGGCCTCGCCGGGCTGGCCGGGAATGCGGGTGCGCGGCACCGTGGGATGGCGGAAATACCAGCGATAGCGACCGTTGCGGAGGCGCTTGTCGAGGTAACGGAGCTCGACCTCGGTCATCAGCTCGCCTTCGAGAAGCGCGCCGCGAACGGGTCGGCAGCGGTGGCGCGGCCACCGTCGTTGGCAGCACCGTCAGCGGTGATGCCGAACCGCCGGTCGATCATCGCGTCCAGATCGTCGCGCAGCCAGACGCGGCAGCCCCGGTCGCGGATCCCGGCCGGATAGTCGCCGTCGCGCACGCGATCGAGGAAGGTCTGCTCGCTGACGCCACAGTAGTAGGCGGCGGCTGGTGCACGCATCTGACGGGGCGGAAAGCTATACGACATGGCTCTAATCTACGCTCGTTCCGGGTGCCCGGGCGTTCCGCCGGGCGATGACCATGCGGAGATGATGGGTTCATTTTTCGAGGGTCGTCCACGACTTGTTCGCGGCGCTTTCGCCTTTTCTCCATATGGTTGCCCGGAAGCATCCATATGGAGGATCGCCGGCCGGACGTGATCGCGTACGGCGTCGTCGAACACGCACCGCGCCCACCGGTCGGCGGCAACCGCGCCGTCGCGGACGATGGGATGCACCGGCCTGGCGACCTTCGTCGGACAGCGGGCGTCGGCCGCGCGCATGATCGCCAGCGTCACCCGGCCGGCGTGGTCGCCGCCGGTTCGGATTCCGACGATCGCGCCGGCGGCGAGGACGACGGTGCTTGGCACCGCCCACGATCGCGCGCCCTTCCAGGGCGATCTACGCGCCACGGTGGCGGTCGGCCCAGGCCAGGGCGCGCATCAGGTCGAGTGCGTCGATGTCGCCGCCCTGGACCAGCGGGATGAGGTGGTGATCGGTCAACGGCTCGCGCGTGCAGATCTGCTCCGGCCGCAGGTCGGACTCGAGCATCGCGCCCCGCTTCCAAATCCTTTCGACCACCGCCCACGGCAGTTTCGGCATTTGAAAGCACCACGCCCCGGCGATGATTCTCTTGGTGTTCGAGCGCGTCAGATAGCCGACGTGAAGGCCCTGTTTCTCGGTAAATCTCGGCTCCAGGATGATCAGATACGGGAACGAGAATAGCGGCGGGCTGGTCCACGACGACGATCGCCGAACCCGCTTCATCGCAGCACCCGCGTGTGCTGACGCGCCCAGGTCGCGCGATCGATGCCGAATGCGTGGTGCAGGGCGTCCACGTCTTCGGGCGTCATCGCGCGCCAGCCGTCGGTGCTGCCGTCGGCCTCGCGCACAAGCACCTGCTTGCCCTGGCACCACATGGTCGCCGTTCCGACCTGGGCGGCACCCCACAGGCCGTTCACGTTCTCCTCGATCGCGGCGACGATCGCCTCGACCTTCGGTTCACCTTCGTCCATTTCCTCGCTCCTGCTGCTGTCGCAGGAGGGGCTCCACCTTCAGGCGGCGGGCGGCAGGTCCAGCGACGCCACCCACCGCAGCGCGGCCATGTGGTCGGCGAGGTATCCGCCGTCGATCAGATCGTCGACGATCTCTCCCGCCATCTGCGGACTGTCGCGCAGTTCCTCGGCGGCGGTTTCGAAGATCCACGCCTGCTTCGACAATCGGAGATCGTCGACCCGGCGGCGCTGTTCCTCGTCGAGGTCGGCGAAGGTGATGTTCGCCCAGTCGATCATCGCGCGTCTTCCGTCAGGTGCGCGAGGCCGACGGCGTGGGCAATCAGCAGCGCCTTCGCCAGCGTCTGCTCGCGCTTGCCGCTGAGGATCATCGACATATTGCCGGGGGACGTGTCGCAGCGCCGCGCGACCTCGTTCACGCCGATGTCGTCCTCCTCCATCTTCGCCTTGATGGCGCGCATCAGGCGGGCGACGTCCATCGCGCGGGGGTGCTGCGGGATCATGCCGCCAACTCCTCATCCACGGTTTCCGAAATCCAGTAGTTGCCCTCGGCGTCTCGGCGCAGCGCGTCGCGCGCCGGCTTCGTCATCTCGACGCAGTACCAATCGGCAGACTGGTAGGCGGGCTTCTTCGAGCCGACGACGTTGCGGACCAATCTGCCATCCTCGTAGGCGGCGAGCAGGACCGGGTGGGTGCGCTGCACGGAGGTCGAGAGCAGCGCCATCTGGATGTGCTTCGCATCCGGCGGCGTGGCGTCGCCTTCCGACGCGCCACCGGCGACGAACGTCTCGACCATATCAGCGATCACCTGCCGGATGGCGTCGAACACGGGCTCGTGATCCGGCGCGGCATCCGCGCCGTCGTTCGCGGCCTCGACCTTCGCCGGCTCGATGCCGACCACGGTGTAGTGACCCTCGACCTCACGGCGCAGGTGCTCGGAAACGACGAGCTCGCCGAGCGCCCATTCGCCCCTCTCGGCCGACTTCCACGTCTTGGCGTCCAGTCCGGCGAGCGCCTCGAACTGCTCGGTCCAGCGGCTGGCGAGCGCGCGCGCGACGATCGCCTTGCCGGTGATCGGCACGCCCGGCTCGCTGATCGCCATGGACTTGGCGATGGCGAGGATCGCGCCGAGCAGCTGGGTGCTGTCGACCGGCTGCGCCGCTTCCTCGGTCGCCTCCACGCCGTCGAAGGCCTCGAACGGGATCATGCCACCCTTCACCTCGGCCAGCTCGCTCGAGCGGACCAGCCCCTCGGCCAGCTTCGTCGACGACGACGGATCAGCCTGATTGGCGGCGATCCCGCCGTCCGCCGGCTTGGCCGCTAGGATGGCATGCTTCTCGATCATCTCCTGATCCTTCGCCCAGCGCTTCCGCTCGGCCTCGATCGCGGTGCGGGTGACCGGCTTGCCGGTGAGCGCATGGAGGCTCCGCACGATCGCGAGGATCGCCTGCGCGGCATCCCCGAAGTCCTGCTCGGGGGCGACGTGACCGCCCGCGACCATGTCGATCTTCTCGCGCTTGCGCATCTCGTCATACTGGGCCTTTGAGCGGGCCACGCCCGCCATGGCGTCGGTCGCATCCGCGAGGATCGTCTTGTCCGACCAGCCCAGCCAGATCTTCCGGCGGCAATAGTCCTTCACGTTCGCCTTGACGACGATCACCGTCAGCAGGTCCTCCGCCTTGGTCGCGATGCCGCGCTCGAACGCCTCCATGCATTCGGTCCAGCCCTTGCCGTTTTCGCCGCTCTTCCGCAGGGCGCTCGGGACCCGGACCTCAACGACGAGACGCGGTGCGGTGACCCACACCACGACACCACGGAGACGGTAGCGGGCGCGGAATTCAGGCTTCTCCGGATCGAGCTTGGCCTCCTGCGCGATGTGTCCGAGGATGACCCAGAAGAGATCGTGCTCGGCGCACAGACGGTTGATCCAGAAGAACGACCGGCTGACCGCCTCACCCTCCATGGCATCGAAGCCCGACACGCTGGTGGCGCTGTCTTGGAACACGCCGATGACGCGATCCTCCGGCTGGGCCGCATCCTGATTGATGCTGACGATCGTTGCGCGGATGCCCTCTGCGTTGCCGCTCGCGCGCCACTTGCCCTCGTGCTTCTCGAACAGGCTCGCGTCTTCTCCGACGAAGTCCTCGTCCGGCAGAGCGGCCGGGTTGACGAAGAGCACGCGGGCGACCGTGTCCGCCAGCTCGTCGCCGCGCAGGCCCATCAGCATGAACGCGATGTCGTGGAGACGCTGGAGGCCGTCGGCCAGTTCGTCTTCGCCCGAGTAGAAGATGACGATGCCACGCCGCTTGATTAGCTGGCCGCACCAATGCGTGGGACGGTTCGGCCCTCGAGCAGCGAAGCACAGCGCCTTCCAAAGGGCGAGCATGGTCTTGCCGATGCCGCTCTCGCCGAACCAGACGGTCGAAGCGCTGCGCGGGACGAGGCCATCGATCGCGAAGCCACCCATCATCTTGGCGGCGATCGCCTTCTGCCGACGGCCGTACTCGAGGCCGAGGCCGAAGTTCGCCGTCGCCCGCCGCGCTGCGCGGTTCGGATGCGCGGCCGCGTCGAACATGCGGCGCACGGCGGCGTCGGACTGCTCAGTCGCGTCCTCCCTGTGGATGATCTCGTGCTTCATGTCTTTGGCCCTGCTGAACTGCTGATGGGTAGAGTGTGATTCAGGTGCTCTCATATGTAAACACCCCCCTCGTGAAGGTGACGTCGATTTCTCGCCGGTTACGCCGCGACGTCGAACAGCGACGCCATCGAGACGATCGCCGGAGCGACGCGACGGCCCATGGCGCGGCGTTCGCGTCTGCGCTGTAGAAGCGCGGCGACCACTTCCGGCTTGGCGTGCATGGAGTCGAGGATGGATCCCAGCTCCATCTGTCCGAACACATGTTCCATGACAGAGTGGCCCGGCTTCACGCCGCGCGGCACGTACGGGCCAGCGCGATCAACCAGGGCGACGACTTCGAAGAGGAGGTTGGCGGCTTCGGAGCGGTCAATGCAGGCCGCATCCATCATGTCGTCGAACTCGGTCAGCATCTCGAGATCGACCATGTCGCCGGGGCCGTCGCGATACATGATGCGCAGCCACTCGACGTAGCCGTGCGCCTCCTCACGGACGTCGTCGGCGTTCTCGCCGTCGAGCCGGCCACCGCCGATGATGCAGTCGAAAAGCAGTTGGCCGAGGAAGCGGGGGCCGAGGATGCGCCAGGCGGCTTCGCCATCGCCTGGCTTGAGCTTGTAGAGGGATCCGGAGATGGCGATCACGCCGTCCAGTCCGGTTTCGTGGACGACGAGGCGGGCCGCTCCACTGTCGACGAGGTCGACGGGGCTGCCATCTTCGCCCGCGAGATACCGGATGCGATCCTTCAGAGCGCGGCCACCGGCGCGTGATCCGGATACGTGGATGCCGCCCAGGATGCCGGCGGAGGGGTCACGACCGGCGGCGCGGCGTTCGGCGATCAGCTCGGCCAGGGCGGCATCGACGCGACCACGACGATGCTCCGGAACGTTGAACGCGCGCATCAGCTCTTCGGTGGTCGGCGCGCCATCCGCGATGCTCGCGGGCTTAGCCTTCGATCTGTCGACCTTGTCCTTCAACGCCGGGCCCTCTTGGCGGGCAGAAGGCCCGCGCTGCAACCTAGAGTGACCTACGCGGGCAGGAGCGTCAAGGGGTGGTATATCCCTACGTCCGGGACTCACCCCCCATCGAATGAACGTGAGAACGCTCGATCTTTTGAGATCGCCACCTCAAAAAACCTCAAATCTGAAGAATCGACCTCAAATCTCAAAACCTCAGATAGGCGGTTTGCCCGGTAACATTGATCGGCGGCGGCGCGAGGATTTTGAGATTTCAAAACCTCAGATGAGGCGTTCTGAGACCCGGCGGCGCGGCGAAAAACCAACAGCGGCGGCGTTTTTCAAAGGTTTTGAGATTTGAGATGATCTTCCCCCCTTACAGGGGGACAGTGGTGTTCGTTCATGAAGAACTCACCACCGTCCCCTAGTGCGCTGTTGAGGCGTTGCGTCAGCCGGTTGCGTCAATGAGGACCGGGTGGGTGATTGTTTCGGCAGTGCGCCGACTTCGAAGCAGCAGCATCCATCAACGTCGGTCCCCACCTCCGATCACGGTACCGCGACGACGAGATGACGTGAGGACGGACCGGCTGGTGCTGATCGCTGCGTCGAGCACCGCATCGAACTTCATGCTCTACTTGGCGGCAGGTGCAGGGAGGCGAAGCCGGCAGTCCCCCTCCGACGAATGATCCTGTCGCGACGTCGAGAAATCGCACGGCGATGCGCGAGGGGGTGGTTGCGGGATGGATGCCTCTCCGCTACCATGAACGTCAAGACCACAACGGGACCGTGATAGCACGCCATGGCAGCCGCACCGCTCATCGAGATCGACGCCCGCCGCGCACTGCGCAGCTTCGGCCGCGTCGGCCCCGCGCTTCACAAGGGCACCGTGCGCGCCCTCAACGACGTCGCGTTCCAGGCGATGCGTTTCGAGAAGGGCCAGCTGCCCCGCCGCCTCGACCGTCCGTCCGGCTTCACCGCCAAGGGGGTCCAGGTCGACCGCGCCGGCGTTACCCAGGCGACGCCCGAGTCGACCGTCAAGATCAGCGACCAGCGCTCGAAGTATCTCGCGGCGCAGGAGTTCGGCGGCGAGCTGAACAAGGGCAACGCCAGCGCCTCGCGCGGGTCCGGCAGCGACGCCATCGTCGTGCCGATCGCCGAGAAGGTCCGCGACCAGCTGGGCGGTGCCGGCCGCAACGCCGTGAAACGCGTGCTCAAGCTGCCGAACACCTACCTGACCAGCGCCGGCGTGTTCGAGCGCAAGCGGTTCAGCCGCCTCGGCACGCCGCTGCTCCTGTTCCTCCAGCGCGTCCGCTTCGGCGAAAACCTCCACTTCCGCGACGACGTCGGCGGGTTCGCCCAGCCGCGCATCCGGGCGGCGGTGGCGATGCGCGTGGATCGCGAGCTGTCGCGGGCGGTGCGCTCGTGATCGGCGCGGCGTCCCTCCAGCCGTGCTGCGATCCCGCGCTGGACGGCACGGCTTTCGGCTTGGAATTGTTGAACGAGGCCACCTCGGCCATTGGACAGATCAAGCGGGCGCTGAGCCGATTGGAACGCATCGGCCTAACCGGCATCAGCATCGAGACCTGTTACGAGGATCGCGTGCGCGAGGACGGCACTATCGCCGAGAGCACGAACACCGCGAAGGTGACCGTCGACTTGCGTGAATGGAGGGGCATCTCGGTCACGGGCCCTGCCGTGTTTGAGGACGATGGTCGCGAATACGACTTCAGCGAGGTGCTGGGCGACGGCAAGTCTAGGAAGCGCGCGTGACCGGCCTCATCGCCCACGGCTCGACCGTCACCAGCCGCACCGGCACCTTCCGCGTGATCGACTGCCCCTGCGGCCAGGTCGACGAGGACGGCAACGCGACCGGCGCGCTGGTGCTGGTGGAGTGCATCGCCGGCGACGCGCCGCGGCACGTGCCGGGACGGCGGACGTGGCAGCCGGGTGAGCAACTGCGGAGGGCGGCGTGAGAGCTCGCGGCCCGATGGCCGGAAACGTCGGCGTGATGGTCGAGCATCGCGACGTCAGCCTTGGTGGCAAGGTTACGACGTTCCACGATCCCGAACTCAACGAGCTTCCCTTGAACCAGCTGGATCTTGGTCCGCAGTTCTGGATGACAGATCCCGAAACCAAGGATGAGATCTGTATCTGTCCGGCTATGTACCAGGGACAGCCCTACCGTTTCTACGCCGGAGGTATCGACCATCTCGACCTCGCGATTGAGGAGTGGCTTCCGCAGTTCGTCGAGGTGCTGAAATCCCGGGAGGTGCCGGTGCCATGGGCCGAACGGGTAATCGAGATGATCCCGCTCGATGCAATCGACGCGATGACGAGGCTGCGCCTGGCAGCGCGATGGGCGGAGGCGAGGGCGTGAGGGAACACGATTACTACGAAGAGCTCGACGACGAGGCCATCCATATCGGCAGCGACGTCTACGCTCGCGCCGTCGATGAGGCCGGCGCTGCGGTAAAATACTGGTCGTCGGACGAGGGCAGCGGCTGGTGGATCATCTGGTGCAGCCTGAGTGACGATCAAGAGCAGTACGTCGAGATGATGCTCGCACTCGCCATGCACGACCAGACGCCGGCCTGGTGGCTGACCGAGGTCATTCCGCGGCTGTTGGCATGGGAACCCGGCCAGTATGACGATCTCGTGATCGATCCGGTGACGAAGCTGCGCCTGGCGGCGCGATTGGCGGAGGTGAGAAAGTGATCGGCAAGCAGCAGGGGGAGTGGCCCTCGAACATCAACGTCCCGTTCGACGTGGACATGGACTGGAACGCCAGTGCCGGCCGAGCATGCCTCATGGTGGCGAAGTCGTGCGAGCTGCGCGGGCTGCCGCTGGCGAAGGCGCGCCGCATCGGCGCAATCATGGACAAGCTGAACGAGCGGCCGACCATGCGCTACTCGCTTCTGCTCGATCTCGACCGCTTGCTCCCCGGCGCGCTGGGCCAAGCCGAGCGTGCGTGCCGTAGCCAAGTCGACCTGAAGACCATGTGTCGCGCAGGTCTGCCGACGCACCTGTTCATGTACATGTTCGGCGCGCTGATCGAGAACGACATCATCGATGAGCTTGGCGAGAAGGAGGCGGTGCTCTGGGCTCAATCGATCAGCAAGGGAGTAGATGCCATGCTTGCTGCGCGGATGGCAGCGCCGAGGCGGACCACCCTTCACTGATGCGCCGCCGGGCGGATCACTGCCACAGCACCGGCACATCTCCTGCGGAATGAAATGAAGGGGCGGACCTGCGGGTGCCGCCCCTTCGTCGTCTTAGGCCCAGGCGCGCCACTCGGCCGCGATGATCTGCGCACCAGCGTCCGAGGCGAAGGGCCGCAGGAACGCGCCGAAGCTGCCCGACGGCTCCAGCTCTCGCGCCGGCGCAACCAGGTGAACATGCGCCGCGCGCTTCACCCCCGACCGCGCGGGCATGTGCAGCACGCTGACGACCGACATGTCGCGTGCATCGCAGAAGGCGTGCTGGGCGAACGCGGTGATGCGCCGATATGCCGCCACCACGTCGGACCCCTTGTCGATCGTTACGTTCACGCAGCAGGCCAGATCCTTGATGCCCGCCCAGGCCTCGTCCTCGTACCGGATCGCCAGCCGACGCGGATCGAGCAGATCAGCAGGTGCGCCGCGGGGCAGCAAAACGTCGAACGTCGCCGACGGCTGCCACTCGCCCGCCCACCCGGACGCCGGCCGCAGCGCCTGGATCGGATGCAGCTTGCCGAACAGGAACTCGCGCAGATCATTCGTCCGGCTACCGATCGACCGCCTCAACACGCCCCAGCCCAGGCCAGGCCCGGCATCGACGCCCACGAACGGGGCACCGTCACCGACCGGCTTGGCCGGCGTCCACACATCCTTGAAGGCGCGCTGCGCCGAGGATCTCTTCATGCTCGTTCTCCCCAGGGCGGCGTCACCGCGCGCATCGCCGACCCTGCATTCCATCCACCACGCACGGTGCGGACGTGCGTGACCTGACCTACCGACCGACAGGGCGGGCGACGGAGGAGCGGACGGCGTGACGCCAGGGCACGGGAAGGCGGCGAGCGGATAGGCTCTGGCCTTCCGCAAGGAGATCACCGTGACCGCCACCGACACCACCGACCAGAACGACATGCTGATCACGGCCAAGGAGTCGGATCTGATCCACATGCTCGCAGCCGCGTGGAACCAGATGCAGGACCTGCCGCCCATGGGACCGCACGACCAGGACGAATTCCGCACGGGCGTTCATGCGCTGCTGGACATGATCCTCGCCCGAGCTGGACGCAGGCAGCTGGAGAGCTTCGGCCTGCCCGGGACGGGTGACCGTTTCGTCAGGCGGATGGCGACGGCCCCGACGATCGATGCGGACCTCGACGAGCGGGCGGAGCGTGTGCTGCGTCGTGCCGGTGTGCTGCCGCCCCTGACCTGACGCTTTCCCAGTCGCACCCCTGACCGGGCGTGATGACACGGGGCGACCGACCCGGGGTCGAGCGGGTCCTTCCAGGGGGGTATGGGTCGACGCCATGCGGGGTGTTCGCTCCTGACCTGTATCTGCGAAAATCGACGAGAAATCGCATTCCGACACCCACCGGCACCTGAGCGTCCCGCACTCGACGCGGGAAGGTAGCGACCTGCCAAAATGTCCGGAGACACCGCGCACCCCGCGTGGATGGCGGTTTTTCGAGGCTTTCAGGGTTGCCCAATCGGCTAGACGACGTGATTGCCAAGGCCGGCGCGACTAAGCCGGCGAGGAAGCCGCGTGCCGTGAAAGTGTCGGAACGCGGGCGACCCCCTTCCGACAAGTCGCGCGCCCAGGACGCCACTGTCTATAGCGCGATCCAGCTTGCCGACATGCTCGGTGTGCACCGCGACACGATCTACCAGCTCGAGAAGGAGGGCATGCCGCGCGCGGCGTGCGGCAAGGGCTGGACTCTGCCGACCGCTTGGCGGTTCAACGCCGCTCGCGAACGCGAAGCCGGCAGGCGCGAGAGCTTCGATCCGTCCGACGACTACGAGGTCGGCCGCGCGCGCAAGGTCGTGGCCCAGGCCGGTGTTGCCGAGCTGGAGCTAGCCGAGAAATGGAAGGAGCTGGTGCCCGTCACGGTCGCGCAGGCGATCTACGAGGACGACAGCGCGCGGGTTGCGACGCACCTGCGCGGCATGGGCGCGCGCCTGATGAACGATCTCGCCGTCGAGGAAGACCCCGACGAGGTGATGAAGCGCATCGATGCCGACATTGAGGAAGCGCTCGAGAAGCTCAACGCCGACCACATCGATCCCGCGAGCGAGGATCGTCACCCGTATCTGGGTGGCGAGGCGGAGGGCTGGTTCGAGTGAGCCAAGTCACGATTACGATCCCGCCCTTGCCAGCTCGCACGAAGCGCGCTGCGACGTACGCGGAAGCGAATGGGACGCCGCACATGCGTCAGCCGATGCCTGGCCTGGTCGAGCGCGCGGCCGGGATCCTCGTCCGCTTCAAGCGCGGCAGCGTGAAGGCGTTGAAACGGCACAAGCGCCAGACGCTGGTTGAGTGGACCGAGCAGTATAGGCGACATACCGAGTTCTCGCGCGCCAAGGACGCCAAGGTTCGCATCGCCGATCTCGAGGTGACGCGCGGGCCTTTCCTGTGGATCACCGAGCCGGGCGCGCACGAGTTCTACATCATGGCGTGCACCCAGAGCGGCAAGACCTTCCTGATGGAGTCGGTCGCCGGCTGGGTGATGCACACCGACCCGTCGCCGATCGCCTACTACGGTCCGACGCAGCCGGACGCGGTCAAGTTCATCGACGAGAAGTTCATGAAGATGGTGCGGGCCACGCCCGTGCTGAAGCCGCTCGTTAACATGAGCCGGACGTCGGGCAACAAGGCGGACTACAAGCGCTTCGCCGGCGGTCGCATTCGTGGTGTCGGCACGGATTCCCGCGTCGGTTTCACCATGGTGGCCGATCGGATCGCGCTGCTTGACGAGGTCGACGATCATCGCGACGCCGGCGGTGCTGGCGATACGCATCAGCTTGCTTTGGGTCGCACGCCCGAGTTCTCGCACAATTACAAGCTGATCGCGGTCAGCTCGCCGACGGTGAAGGATCGCGGCAACCTGCCGACGATCTACAAGCTGTTCAAGTCCGGCGATCAGCGGCTTCCGTTCGTCCAGTGCCAGCAATGCGGCCACGATCACTTCATGGAGTGGCAGCGCGAGGGCGCGGAGAAGCCGAGCCTGTTCATCCCAAAGCGCGATGGCGACGAGCGGGGCACGTTCGAGCCGGACGGCGCGCTGTACGTCTGCCCGAAGTGCGGCTTCGGTCACGATCAGCTCGCTCGCCTGCGGATGCTCCGCCGCGGTGCGATCCACTGGCGCGCCACCGCACCGTTCAAGTGCTGCGACGAGTGGCAGGATCCACGTGCCGCCTGGGAAGCCAGCGAGCAGACCCGTGCCGACTATGACCGCCTGTGGCAGCCGTGGGGCGAGCCCCTCGGCGTCCCTGTCGTCGGCTTCGGTGAGCGCGGCGTCTGTCGTTCGAAGTGCCGTACTTGCGGCGACATGAAGGTGCGAAACGACAAGGTATCCGGCCACTACGGACGGTATTACCGGCCGCAGTTCCCCCTGAAGAAGATGGCCGACCAATGGATCGGAGTCGTACGCGACCCGTCCAAGCGCAAGCCGTTCTTTAACGAGGTGCTGGGCCTGCCGTTCGAGGATCGGCACGGCAAGGCTATCGATGCCGAAACGCTCGCTGAGCAAGGGGAGCGTTGGGAGATGCGCGAGGTCGATCCGGATCACCCGCATGCGCAGTTCTTCCCCGACCTGCCAGGCAAGGCATTCGCATACTACGTGCCGGACGAAGCGGCGATCCTGACGATCGGCATCGACGTGCAGCAAGGGTCGGAGGATCTGACCGGCTCGCGCTTCGCTATCGAGCTCGTCGCCTGGGGGCCCGGCGAGGAGTCGTGGAGCCTCGATTATCGCGAGCCGGCGGCGAACACCCAGGATGCTAAAGAGTGGAAGCGCGTCCTCAAGCCCTACATCGAGGCGTTCGCCCAGCGGCAGGACGGACGGTTGTTTCGCGCATCGACGGCTGCCGTCGATGCGGGCAATAACATGGACCAGGCGGCTTGGTTCGTTTCGAAGTTTGGTGCCGTCTTCGCCCGTCAGGGCATCCACCTCTATGCCACGAAGGGCAGTTCCGACCGGAATGGTCGACGGACGCCGACCTATGGCGGCGAGGCCGATCAGGCCAAGGCCTTTCAGGCCTACGCCGATGGTTCGGCGAAGCTGCACCGGATGGGTGGCCAGCACGCTACCGACAACATCATGGCTCAACTTCAGGTGCCCAACGGCCCTGGGTGCGTGCACTTTCCGCGCGAGCGCAGCGACCTTTGGGTGAAGGGCATGCTGGCCGAGAAACTCGTCCCCAAGGGCGGGTTCCTCGTCTGGGATCATGTCGACAAGGGTATCCGGAACGAGCCGCTCGACTGCCGTAAAAATGCACTGTTCGGCCTTCGCGCCATGGAGACCCTGTATGGTCCGCGCGGCTGGTCGCTCGAGTGGGCAGCCGCGCAGGTGGGCGCAAGGCCGCGTGCCGTGCCGGGTTCTCAGCCAGGCGACGATCGCGACAGCGTGACGCCGCAACCCGCACGGGAAGATTCCGACGTGCCACACTCGTCGCCGACACCGCAGATCACGACGCAGCCGGTCCAAACGACCGCCCGCGACGAGGCCTGGATGGTCGACACGGGCTGGCAGCCGCCGGCGATGCCTTGGGACTGACGCGCATGAGCACCGGCTACACGCAGGCTGACCTCGACCGGCTCCGGACCGCCATGCTCAATGGCGTGAAGGAAACGCAGATGGGCGGGCGCAAGGTCGTCTTCCATTCGCTGAAGGAGCAGCGCGACCTCTACGACGCCGTCGCGTCCGAGCTCGCTGCCGCCAGCGCGCCGGTGCAGCCCCGCTTTCCGCGCGCCGTCCAGATCGTGGTCGATCTCTGATGGCCACGCAGACCGGCTTCCTCTCCCGCGCCTGGGCCGCGACCAAGACGGCGTTGCTGGGCGTGCCCGGTGACGTCGGCAGCGACGTGATGACCCGGCGCGAGTTCGACGACCGTCGCGGCCGCCTGCGCGGAGCGTATGACTTCGGCGATCCGTTCTCCGGCTCCGGCCGCTTCAACACGGTCGGCAGCGGCACCACGCTGCTCGCGCCGACGCATCAGCGCCTCGTCGCCGCGTGCCGCGATCTCGTCCGCAACAACCCGCACGCGAAGGCGGCGGTGCGTGTGCTGGCCGCCGCGTCGGTCCGCTACGGCATCACGCCCAAGTTCCCCTCCGCGAACAAGCGCGCCCAAGCGGCGATGGAGAAGGCGTGGATCAGGTGGATCCGGCTCGCCGATGCGACCGGGCAGCACGACTTCTACGGCCTGATGCACCGCGTCGACTGGCAGTTCTGGGAGGTCGGCGAATGCTTCATCCGCCTGCACGTCCTGGAAGACGCCGAGGCGATCCAACTCGGCATGGAGATCCCGTTCCAGCTCGAGGTGATCGAAAGCGAGCAGGTCGCGACCGAGACGTTCACCGCGCCGAACGGTAACCGCGTCATCGCCGGCATCGAAGTGAACAAGCGCGGTCGAAAGATCGCGGTCTGGGCCTACGCCAGCAACGCCGAGGATCCCGTCACCATGGGGGTGCGGGAGAAGATCCGCCTGCCGCTGTTCGACGGCTTCTCCGGCGAGGTGCTGCACGTCGCCAATCCGATGCGCGGCAACCTGCGCGGCGAGCCCGGCCTGGCCGTTGTCGGCACCCGGCTGGAAGCGCTCGACGTCTACCAGCGCGCGCTGCTGACCCGCGCCCAGGTCGAGGCGTGCTTCTCCGGATTCATCACGACGGCGGCGAACAGCACGGCGGCGAACGGCGGCATGCCGGTGGATCCCGCGCTCGCCGGCCTGGGACCGATCAGCAACGGCGCGACTCCCGGTGCCCCGCCGATCCTGCACATGAAGCCGGGCACTCTGCAGGAGCTGCCCGAGGGCAAGGA